CTCTCGCACCTCGACTTTCTCGCGCTATCCATCATATTTGACCCGAAAAGGCTAAAACATGCCGCAAAACCGCCGTGGGCCTTATCGGAAGAAGCCCGCCCTCGACCCTCAACAGGCGGCAACCTTGCCTCTTGTGGACTACTTGCGGGCTAGCGTGACGCAGCTCGAGGAGTGCGCGGAGCTCGCCGCGGCGTCGGGAAGCTGGCAGGCCGTGTCGGCGCTGAAGCTTCGGGCGTTGCAGACGCGCGCGGACCTGGACGCGGCCATTGAGAAAGCGAACAGGCCCGACGACGCCATGAGCGACGAGCAACTCCTGGGCATCATCGTGCAGGCCGTCGCGCAGCTGCCGCCCCAGCACCTCGAGAGGATCGAGGAGGCGGTCGCCATTCGCCGCGGCGGCGCCCCCCTGCGCCTGGTCAAGACCGGGACCGACGACGCATGAGCCTCTCGGCCCTCGCGCGTGCAGCGGACACCCTCCAGCGCAGGGCAGTCGCGGACCCGTTGGCATACTTCAACCCGACGCCTCCGCAGCTCGCCTTCCTAAGCAGCACCGCGCCCATCAAGCTGGCGCGGTCGGGGAACCAGCTTGGGAAGACCACGATGGGCCTCGTCGATACGATCTACCGATGCCTCGGCGCCCACCCCTTTACGCTCGTCCGCGCCGCTCCGATTGAGGCGTGGGTCGTCGTCGTGTCGTGGGAACAGAGCCTGAGCATTCAGCAGAAGCTTTGGAACCTGCTGCCCAAAGACGCCATCGACCCGGAGACGGAGTTCACGCCGGGCAAGGGCTTCCGCGGCAAGGTGCCCATCGTCCGGTTCAAGAACGGCAGTGTCCTTCGCATCCGAACCGTGAATCAGGGGCCTTTGGCTCTAGCCGGCTCGACCATTGACTGGGTGCTAGTAGATGAACCGCCCCCCCAAGCCGTGTGGTCGGAGCTAGTCCCGCGCGTCATGCGGAACCGCGGGCGGATCGCCGTGACGCTCACGCCCATCGGTGCGCCGCTCGGCTGGCTGCGCGAGCTGGTCGAGAAGAAGGTCGTGCAGGATCTCCACTTCCCGCTCACGGTGGAGAACACCACGCCCATCGGCGGGCGTCCGCTCCTGACCCAGGAAGACATCGACCGCCTCGAGGCGCAGATCCTCCCGATGGAACGGCGCCAGCGCATCCACGGGGATTGGGACGCTGGCTTCTCCGAGGGGCGCATCTTCTCCGGCTTTGACCCCATCGCGCACGTCTCGGACATCCTCCCGGAGGGCGAGTGTCAGGTCGGCATCGGTATCGACCACGGATCCGAGGGCGGCTCGCAGGTTGCCACGCTTTGCGTCGTGTCGCGTGACGGCGGCGTCGAGGGCAACCCGCGGTTCTGGATTCTCGACCAGACTGTGTCGAACGGGACGACGACGCCCGAGCAGGACGCCCGCGATATTCTCAACATGCTGCGCCGGAACAACATGCGCGTGGAGTCCGTCGACAGGTGGACCGGCGACCGCAAGCACGGCGGCAGGCGCTGGGGCGGGAAGAAGAGCAACGCGCTCCTCATGCAGGGGTTCGAGCGCGAGCTCCGCCTCCCCATCGGGGCGCTCGGCTTCCGCATCCACACGGCGTGGAAGCCCGCCGGCTCGATCTACGAAGGCGTCCGCATCCTCAACTCTGCAATGCTGCGTCACGATCTCATCGTGCACCCGCGGTGCAAGCAGCTGATCGAGGACCTTAAGATGTGGGATGGCTCAGACGACGAGCATAAGCACGGGATCGATAGCCTGCGTTATGGTGCGGTGGAGCTCGTCACGCGACGGCTATACGTCCCCCACGCCGTGAGGATCGGATGAACGTCCCCGTCATATCTTCGGACGCCTACGAGGTCCGTCGCATCGAGCACACCCGCCTGCGCCGCCGTCTCCTCGAGGGGACGTGGGAGGATGACCTCCACAACCGTTTACAGGTTCACCTCGGCACGGTCCGTAAAGCGGCGTGGGGCTACCCGGACATGTCCAGCAACATCTTCCGGCAGATCGCGCGGGCCTTGAGCGCCTTGTACGTGATGCCGCCGGATGTGACGCACCCCACGATGCGGAACTCTGAGGCCCTGGCGGAGACCATCGCGCGGTCGGGTCTCTGGTCCACCATGAATCGCTTTCAACAGCTGGTCGTCGGGTGCCGAGAGTATTGGCAGCGGGTGCACGTGACCGCCGATGGACGGTTGACCTTCCGCCCGGTGGCACCCGACATGACCGTGGCGCGGTCGTTTGCGGATCGGCCTGACTACCCCGTGGCAGTCCATGAACTGCGCGAGCGCCTGGACGAGAAGGGCGAGCCCCGGTGGACGTGGGACGTCCTCGACATCTCCGACCCCGAGAACCCGATCTACCAGGTCCGCGCCTATATGGACGGTGGGAAGATGGGCGAGGACCTCTCGCAGGTCTACCTGGGGGGCAACTACTCGGGCGCAGCCTACCCGTACCGTCGCGCCGACGGTCGCCCGATTCTGCCCTACATCCTGTACCACGCGGAGCGCATCGGCGACCGTCTGTGGGACGCGTGGGAAGGCGTCGAGGTGGTCGAGGGTAGCTTGAACGTCGCCGTCGCGATGTCCATGCTCTTCCACGCGATCAAGGATTCGTCGTGGCCCCAGCGGTACATCGTTGGCGCGGAGCCGCAGGGCGGGACCATCCAGGGCGACATCGCCGCGGCACGTCGCGAGGTCGTGAGCGACCCTGCTACCGTGCTCATGCTGCGCGCCGTGGACGAGCAGCAACCCGTCATCGGACAGTGGCAGGCCGGGTGCGACACGACCGCCCTTGAGCAGACCATCGCCGCCTTCGCCAACCGCCTCGCGCAAGATGCGGGCGTCTCGCCTGCGGACATTCAGCGGATGGGCGGGACGGCGCGTAGCGGGTATGCGATCCAGCTCTCGAATGAAGGGAAGCGCGAGGCCCAAAGGTCCTACGCGCAGTCCTTCCGCGCGTCCGACGAGATGCTGGTCATGACCGCGGCGATCCTCTTGAACCGCGCCACGGGTACGCAGTACGCGGAGGGCGGGTACTCGGTGCAGTACCGCTCGATCCCCCTCTCAGGCTCAGAGCTCGACGCGCGCCGCAAGCACGCGCTGGAGCTCTTGGATGCTGGGCTCATGACCCGCGTCGAAGCTCTGCGCCTGTTTGACGACTCGCTCACGGAACAGGACGCCGCGGCGATGCTCGCCGAGATCGACGCCGTGAACAAGGCGCGCGAGATGGCCGAAGAAGCCGCGGACATGGAAGAGGAAGCGGGCGAGCCGGAAGAAGAGACGCCCGAGCACGAGGCCACGCCCGGCGATGTCGCCGAGGACATTGCCGAAGGCGAGGCGCACACCGAGGAGAACGGTGCCCGTCGTCAGTGAACGCCAGCGCCGCTACCTAGCGGCAACGCACCCGGACGTGTTGCGGCGCTTCCTCGAGGAGGGGGCCCGCGCTGGGTTCCGCGCGCCTCCGGCAGTCGCCCGCGAGGCGAAGCGCGGCCTAGAACTGCGCGCCAAGTTCAACCGCGGTGGTACGCCCATCGGCGCACGCCGCGCGACCCAGCTCGCCAACCGCACGGTGGTCTCCGTGGAGACCATCCGGCGCATGGTGGCATACTTTGATCGACACGAGATCGACCTGGATGCCCCCTCGGCGCGTCCTGGCGGTCCCGGCTATCCCTCCGCGGGTCGTATCGCCTGGCTACTCTGGGGCGGTGACTCGGGACGCGCATGGGCAAGGCGCATCCTGCGGGCTTTCCAAGCAACCCGCAAGGAGTGACCATGCCCGACGATACCGTGACCACCGACGATGTCGGCACCTCGCGTGCCGAGGACCGTATTCGCGCGCTCTCCGCAGAGCGCAAGCAGCTTCGCGAGAGCTACGCCGAGCTTCAGAGCCGCTACGAGCAGCAGGCCGAGCTGGTGAAGCAGGCCGACACCTACAAGGCGACCGCCGCCGAATGGGAAGCCAAGTTCTCGCAGGCGCGCACGCAGTGGGAGACGGAGCGCGAGCTCTTCTCCCGTGGCATCACTGATCAGGAAGGGATGGACTTCGTCCGGATGGCGTACGACCGCCTGCCCGCAGAGGGGCGTCCGCCCTTGGGCGAGTGGCTTGCCGGCGATAAGCTGCCGAAGGCCGTTCGCGCTTACATGCCCGAGGGTGGCGCTCCTCCCGCGCCGACCGCCCCCCCGGCGCCGCCTCCTCCCGCCGCCAACGCAGGCGCGACGAACGCTCCGAAGGGAGCCCCGTCGCAGTACTCGCCTGAAGCGATCTCGCGCATGAGCCCCGCCGAGTACAAGGCCGCTCGCGCGGCGATCCTCGGGCTCGACCGCTAGACGCTCTCCGCGTGCGCATAGCCTGCGAATGCGGTAGGCTACGCGTACCCGTCGGGTCGAGCCCCGTAACAGCGACGCCGGGATGACGATCAACCATCATCTCAGAGGTACGCCACTATGGCTCTCACCGAATACTCGACCCTGTCTGGCAACGCCCGCGTTGCCGCCGTCCTCGCTCAGGAGATCGTGCTCAAGCTCGCCGACCGCGCGAGCCTGCACAACCACCCGAGCCTCATCAACTTCGGCAACATGGCGGGCCGCGGTTCCGCGGCGCTCCAGGTGCCCATCGTCGGCCTCGACGGGTCGGACCTCCTGAGCTCCGCCGCCGACGGCGCGGTCGTGGCGAACACCACGCTCACCTCCACCGCGGCCACGCTGACCATCGGGCGCTTTGCGCTCCGCTACGACCTCACGGACCTCGGCGGCGCCATCACCGACTCCATCGGGCTGAACGCTCAGCGCCTCGCGGAGAGCATGGTCGGCTCGACGGTCATGGCCTTCCAGAACGCGCTTTGCGACGTGACGGACGGCTTCACGACCACGGCTGGCGTCTCGGGCGTGGATATGAGCGTGGACGACTTTTACTCCGCTCAGTTCGCCCTCACGCTCGCCAGCGTCCCCGGCCCCTACATCGCGATCCTTCATCCGCGCCAGCTCGCCGACTTCCAGTCGAGCCTCCGCGCGGAGTACGGCGCGACGCAGTTCGTCATGGCCACCCAGGACATGCTGAACATCAAGGGTCAGGGCTTCGCTGGCATGTTCAACGGCGTGGATATCTTCGTCTCCTCGAAGGTTCCCACGGCCAACGCTGGCGCGGACCGCGCGGGCGCGATGTTCGGTCGCGGCGCCGTCGGCTACGTCGAGGGTTCCCCGTTCCCCATCGTCGGCGCGCCCGGCGTGGTGACCCCGGCTGGCTCCCCGGTCGTCGTCGAGTTCGACCGTATTGTCGGGGGGGGTACCACCTCGATCCTCGCGAGCTACTACCTCGGCATCGGGAAGCTTCAGGACTCGATGGGCGTCTCGATCATCACCGACGCGTGAGCGTCATCATCCAGGAGAACACGT